ATCTATAGCCCTTCCCCTTTACAGGCTTGCCTACCCAAGCGCCCTCACCACGCGCCCCTGAAACGCCCGCCCTACTCGACCGGGACTTCCCGCCGCGCGATCGCCGCGTTCGCCCAGAAGATGGCCTGCTCCAACTCGGTGATGGCCAACGACTGCTCCCGGCTTTCCGGCGTGTTCTCGACGATGAAGTACGCCAGATCCTTGGCCTTGTCCCGGATCTGGATATACCGATATCCCTGTGTGCCTTGCGGCTTGTGGTAGGTGAATCGCGTCTCCATCTCCTTCGTGTCAATCCTTGCCATCTCTCTCCTCCTTGTGTGAATGTCCGTCATGGACGGAATGGTTACGGCAGGGTGTCCTCGGGCGGCTCGGTCTTGGCCACTTCCACCAGCCGCGCCTCCTCGGCCGCCTGGTCGGTCACGGGTTCGCCGGCCAGGAACATCTTGAGCGCGCGCACCTGCTCCAGGCCCAGCTCCTGCGGACCCACTTTGTGCGTCGTGCGCACGTAGGCGATGAGCTTCTTCTTGTCGTACCCGCGCGGCCCGGCGAGCGCCTTGATGTCGAGCCACAGTTTATCGCGGATGCCTAGCAGGTCCAGCGTGGAGGGACCAGCGGCAGCGGGGGCCGCCGTCTTCTCGTCCTCGGGGTGTCGGTGGATCAGGTTCTTCTTGCCCGTCTCGGCGGAGCCGGTCGACGTCTCCGGCTTCGCGGTCTTCTCGGCAATCGCCTCCTGGATGGCGTCCACGAGCCGCTGGTTGCCAGCCTTGTACCGATCGTTCTCCTCCTCCGCGGTCTTCGTCTGCCAGAAGGCCAGCTCTTTGTGCAAGTCGGTCACGTCCAGGGCGGACGGCGGTTCCCCCTTGTGCTTGCCAAACGGGAACACCGGGCCGCTGTCTGCCCGCGGTCCGCCCTCGCCCTGTCCTCCCTGCGCGCTGTCGCCGCTCGTGGTCCCCTGCGCGTCGTCATCATCCTCTGGGGTGAGACCGCTGGACGACAAAAATGAATAGCGCTTGGCATAGGAGAGGGCACTCCCGACCCGTTGTGCCGGATTGCCGCCGCCCCGCTCCTCCGCGCCGGCGATGGGCATGCGGACCTCGCCTGAGTCCTCCGAGTGTCCGAGGACGTGGGAAATACGGCAGTTCACCGCCACGCCGTTCGCCTCTATCCGTGACGACCAGCACACGGACAAGCCGAGCCCTCCCATGATCGGGCGGACGACCTCCATGATCTCGTCCAACGGCGCGTAGCGGTAGGAGTACGAGCCGCGCGTCGTTTGGATGTCGGCCTTCTTCGTCTTCGTGATCGGCGGGCAGGTGCGCTGGAACTCTGCCATCGCCTCGTGCCACGCCTCTTTCGCGCGGATCGCCTTCATGTCCTTCGCCAGCGCCATCAGCCGTTCCAGCGTCTCGACCGTGGCCCCCTTGTCCACGGCCCGGGCCAACAGGTCTTGCGGGTTCAGGGTGATGAGCGCCAGCGCGGATCCGGCTGGCTGTGCCTCTGTGCGTGGTGCTGCTGCTGTTCCTGCCATGTGCTCCCCCTTTCAAAAGGTATCGAGTGTCGGATGATTTGGTTCAATCACCCGTAATGCCGACTCCAGCGCCGCGATGCGCTGTTCTAGGTCACACGGCGCTGGTCTAGCGATATCCTGGCCGTGGAGGATTCGCCACGCCATCTCGCGGAGGTCGGTGGCATTCGTGCAATTCTCGCAACTTTCGGAAATGTCGCGCACGCCCGCCTCCAGCGCCGCGATGCGGGCGAGGGCGATAGCTAGGTCAACGTGCATGTGATGGTCACAAGCCTGAATCCACTCAAGCCCACAGTCTTGGCACTTAATGAAATGTTCACCGTCCTGGCAGGCTGCACGGCAATGCAGGTGATTACATCGCTTCTGTTCATCCCGCTCCCGCACCAGCCGCGCATTCTCGCGAGTAACGCAGTCATGTGAGTGAAATGACGTGTTATAACTTCCACATTCAGAACACCGATCCGGACCACCTTCAGCCAATAATTGCACCAGCCGCGCATTCTCGGCGTCCAGGGCCGCACACTTATCGAGTGTCATGGCGTAGTGATGGAGCCCAGTCCCGTGACATTCTCCGCACAGCTCCTGCTCCACCTCTTCCCGTTCATCTGGCAATAAGACACGGGCCACGACCGTCATCATTCCCGTTCCGTCACACGTCTCGCACGTGCGAAGTTTCGCAATCTCCTCCTGCGCTGTGGCAATACGAGCAAGCGCAATAGAGACACCTGTTCTAAGGGTTGTATTCTCCTCATGCAATCGCTCACACGTTTTATCTACGCCCGCCATCGCTGCAGCGTGCAGTTCTCGGGAGGTTTCGTCCTCCTCCCGCGCCGCCTCCAGGTCCGTCAACGCTTGACCGTGCAGCTTCGTCAGCCGCTCGATGTTCTCGTCGCTGAAGGCAATCGCTGCCGCCAGTTGCTCCCTCAGCACGATCTCCCGATCCACAGCCCTGCATACGTCTCCATAGGAAGCAGACCAATAGGGGCTCTCCGGTAGAATACGATCGTTTGTGGAAGCCGCGGTGTTCTGCATTGCTGCCACACCACATCCGGCAAGGCGCATGCGTTCGGTTTCCAGTTGCTCCCTCAGCCGCGCATTCTCCTCTTGCAGCCGAACGAAAGCAGGCTGGTCCTCGACTCGCAACGCCGCGAGGCTAGCATCCCGACTCGCAACTTTCTCCTGTGCTGCGGCGAGTTGCACGCGGAGGGTAGATATCTCCGTGGTATCCATCGACAATGCGGCCCTCAATATCCCGACCACACGCAGCCGCTCCTCGACTTCATTCCTAAGCTGGGTGCGGAGGGTGGCGATCTCTACTTCCTTTTCTTCTTGCCCATGCTTTCGTCCACCGTCGTAGCCCTTGTTCTCTGCTTGAATCACGTCCTGTTCCGTAAGAGGACGCATCGCGGCATAGTCAGCGCAATTTTCTTTTGGTCCGTGGTCTGCACAACAAGACGGGCACCAATACGTTTCTGCGTCCATCACTCCCTCCTCGTGAAAGATGGGCTGGTCGGTCCCTAGGGCCTCGGAGTAAATTCCTATACGCTGTGCCCAGAGCGGACATTTCAATCCGCCCACCGCTTTGAGACCGTACCAGCCCACCCCCTGCGCGTGTCGTCTTTGCTTTACAGCCCACGCGCCCCTTGCCTGCCCTACTTCGTTTTCTCCAGTTCAGCCGCGAACTGCGCCAGCGCTGCCGAGATTGCCAGTGCGCGGGCGAACAGTTTGCCTCGATAGACGTGTATGGCATCTGTGGTCCACCTGACAGCGGCATCACGCAATAGGTTTCCAGGTTCGCTAGCCCCGTTTCGCACGTCCCTCAGTGTGTCCACAAGTTCTTGCATCTCCCACCTCCTTGTGAAATGCCCGCCTTGGCCGGCCTTGATACCGGCTGCTCGATTTCCCGGGAGTGCTTAGGTACGCCAGGGAGGGAAACGAAGTGGCGCTTTGAATTGAAAACCCTCCCCTACCATGCCCGTCGCCCACGAGCCCTACTGTCCAGGCGTGTCCTTCCACACCGCAGGGCGGGCACTGGTTCACTTCTTCCGAATCCCCAGGCTCGGCTCGCCCGTCTTCTCCTCCGCGATCGCGGGGAGCGTCACGCCTGCGATGTCGCCGGGGCGCTCCGCGAACACCTTCGGCAGGCTGTCCAGGGCCACCTTCAATTCCTTCATCACGAGCACCTTCTTGGTCTCGACTGCCTTGGGATAGTGCTTCTCACAGGCGGCAATCGTTTTCTCTTCGTCGAGCACCTTCAGGGACGGCCTCCCCTTGCTGATGTACACGGTCCACCAGGGAGACGATAGATTCTTGACCTCATTCCGCCGCATCCAGCCCAGGACCATGGCCCGCCAAGCGTCCGAATGGGCCGACGCCTTTGCGATCATCTCCGACCACGCTTGCGCGTCCGCCCGGGCACGCTTTTCGAGTTGCTCCACCGACGCCTCGGCCTTGAGGATGGCCCGCACCAGGTGCCCTGCGGTGGCCTCCTGAAGCCTGGTCTCGTCCCGCACCGCGACGGCGAGCACCTCCGGGTCGGGGTCGGGCTTCATCAGCTCGTCCCAGAACGCCTCTTCGGCCGCGGTGGGAGGAGCGGGCTCGTCCGGGACCTCGCCCAGCGTTTCCCAGGGAATCGTTTCGGTGGGCTCAGCCGTGGGTACCTGTCCGAGCGGGATCGCCACGGCAGGGCCAGGGACCGTCTGACCAAGCGGAGGCAGCGCGTCGAGCCCCGCCTGGGCCAAATGCTTACAGAGTTTCCCGGTCCCCTTCAGTCGCGCCTGGAAATGCGGGCACGTGCATGTCTGGGCGTCGAGGTCCACCTCGTACGTCACGCCGGGGTCCTTCTCTGACGGCACGGTGACTTTCACGGCTGCACCTCCTCAGCCTTCTTTGACTTCCGCCCCTGATACCGATCCCGCCACACCTCCACCGCGTCCGCGATGCGGGCGAAACTCATCGCACTTTCTGCCATCAGCTTCTCGGTGGTCTGCCAGTACACCAACACTCTCCGCTCCGTCTCACTCTGTTCCCGCTTCCGCACTGGAGCGAGCACGTCCAACAACCATTGCACTGCGAACACCACTAGTGCCCCCACCAACCCCCCGATGATGTACCGCATCACGCCTCCTCTCGTTTTGGAATCACCCCACCCCCACACCCGAGCGCCTGCGCAATCGTCCCAAGATCCCAATCTGCCGGCCGCCAGACGTGAACCTCGACTCCAGCCCGTAACAGGTCCCGGAGCCAATAGGTTTGCTCCAATGTCGTCACCCCATTACGAGATTTCAGTTCCGCGACGATGAACCGCTCCCCCTTAACCATCGCCAGGTCAGGCCATCCCTTGTGCCCCTGCAACGCCGTCCGCCATCCCATTGCAGTCCGGGCCGGGCGAAAGTGGCACACGCGCCAGCCCGCAAACTTCGCCAGCTCCAGCACGGCGGTTAGGAGGTCGTCTTCGGTCATTGCATCCTCACCCACGCCACCACGGGGAACCCGATCGCCACGAGCCACAGGAGCCACCCCAGCCAGACGCGGATGGCACTCCTGGCCCAGATCGGCCCGTAATCGCCATGCCAGCCGGTAGCGATCCATGTTGGGCCGGGGCAGCTACGAGATTCCTTCAAGCTGGTCGCGGCCAGGAGGCGGGCAACGTGGATCTCACGCAGATAGGCGCTCAGTTTGTCGTGGCACTCTTGCCAGCCCCATTCGTCGCGGTGGCTCATCGGGGGACCTCCTTGAATAGATCTTTCACCATCTGAGAGAATCTCTTTTTTTGGGCGTCCCGTGCGGCGTCCCGTGCGGCGTCCCCTGCGGCGGCCCCTGCGGCGTACCGTGTGGCGGCCCGTGCGGCGTCCCATGCGGCGTACCGTGCGTCGGCCCATGCGGAGGCCCATGCGGCGTACCGTGCGTCGGCCCATGCGGAGGCCCATGCGGCGGCCCCTGCGGCGGCCCGTGCGGCGGCCCGGAGACTCTCCTCTCCGGTTGTCAGATATTGCACGACGACCGGAGGCGCATCCCACAGTTTCACAACATCAAGCGCACAGGACCGCGCGAAGGACCAGAGCAGTGACGTTGCATCTACCCGCGTCACAATCTTGCGACGTGTCGCCACGCACTTGTCGTCACCCTGGATAATCGTCCCACCCAGTTGGACCCGGCAGAGCGTCTCTCCGGGGGCATATGTCAGGGCATCGAATGGGTCTAGAGATCCGTGCAGTCCCCGCTCGCACATGATGACCGGGAGGGGACCGTCATACTCCAGCCAGACGCCGTCTGGGGGGATCGGCTGGCCATTGCGCAAGGTCTTGCCGGCAAAATGATACGCGCTAATTGTCATCGTCCCTCCTCTTTCGGGTATCTCGGATGGATTCTGAAATATCCTTGCCACTTCGTAACCGTCTTGACCTTCAGGCTCTCCCCACTGGTCAGGTGCATAAAGATATTCGCCGACTCCCACAGAAATCCGATCCCGCTACCGACCAACACGCACCAGATGAAGAGCGCCACGAAGAATCGGCGAAACCAGGAACGCTGTAACGTGGTGTGGGCTTTCTTCCACCCCTTGATCCAGGCCGCCGACTTCGCCAGAATCATGACGCCGGTCACTTCGCTTTCCCCGCGATCAGCATACACATGGCGAAGACTGTCAGCGCTGAGCCAATGAGCATCCCCGCAACGAAGGCGAGCAGGACGTGATGGGCGGTCATCGGATGTTCAACACAAAAACTGTGGAGACAAATCCCGCCACGAAAATAAGTATGACAGAGGACACGGTCGACATTCCAGAGTGCGTTGTCACGAACGCTACCGCACCTCCTACCGACCACCCGACCACAAGCGCAGTAAAAGTTTTCATCGCACGCACCCCCCCCAAAAGGTTCATCAATTTCCAAACGATGTCACAGGCTCCCCATGTGGAGAGAAAGACGACCACGATGAATCCGACGATAGCCAGGGTCGTCCAGAACATTCCGTTCTCGCATACGCGGGAGACGCGATCGGTCATGGTGCCACCTCGTATCCAACAGCTTTGAGCGCGGCGAGACAGATGGATAGGGGGGCGGTTGGGGTATGGGCACAAGCCCAGTCAGAATCGCCAAATTGGCAAAACCACCTTTTACCTTCCGGGATCTCTCTCCAACACGGCCCCCCCTCTTCGCCCGCTCCTTCTTGTCTCTGGTATAACAAGTCAAAGTCGAAGCATCCTGCATCAAGATTAGCGTCTTTGAGTTTCTCCACCACTTCCCACGCCGCCGCGATGTCGGTGGAGGGGGACCATTGGTCAATCGGGTGGTGACAAAAGAGAAGTCCGTCCTTCTCAGTTGTAGTCCATACATGTAGAATCCCGCCTACCGTAGAATTAGCCCACCCCATCACCTTCTCCGCCACCAGGGCGTCGAGTTCTCGTCTGGCGTTCATGGCGTCACCCCCAAAGCCCTGTCCAGCCACGCGCTGAAATGTTGGCTCGTTCGCTTTCGCTGCATCCACATGGTCACGAAGGACCGGGAGCAGCCCATGCTCCCGTCCGGCTTGACGTAGAGGTCGGCCAGCGCGTAGAGAGAATGAGGAACACGGCCCTCGCGCCGGTTGCGGATCAAGATGCGCTCAACTTGGGTGGGGGTCATGGATACGCCTCTAAGTGGTTAACGTTATCCGTTCACCTGGGATAATGTACCAGAGGACTCCCGTCGTCAAGACTTATTTTCAGAAAAGCGACAGGACTAATTTGGTAGGATTAGACACGAACGCCCCCGGCGGGAACCAGGGGCGTTCAAAATCATAATTCCTTTGTTCTGGATCTACATGGCATTCTCCTTTCGGTGAAACGACCATAGCCACTATCATCAGTAGGGGCATCTTGAATATGGGACTGACGCCAGAAAATGTCAAGAGGAAAACCACAACGCCCTCCGGTTTCCCGAAGGGCGTTTGAGGTAGTGGATCACCTCCTTGATTACTTGGCAGGCACCGCTGGCACCGCTGTTCCAGGAGCCGCAACCGAGGCCGGGACCGCGACATCATCCTTGGTGATGGTACATGAGGTTCCGCTGAGGGTCAACGCCGAGCCGACGCTGTTGACGCGGCCGAGTATCCCATCGAACTGGCTTGTCGTGGTCAGGCCGGGTTTGGTGACGTTGAAGCCGAGGCAGAAGTCGGCGTGGTTCCTGCCGATCGAGTCCACCATCCCGCCGATATCGGCGGCCTGCCAGCCGCTTCCCGCACAGCCGCCCAGCGCGAGACCGAGAACAAGGAGAACCAGAACAATTTTCATAGCCCTACCCTCCTACGTGATGTTTCCGTCAATGACGGACAAATCCGACGGCCACTCCATCGCGTGCGCGAGGATACCGTTCGGCACGACTGCTTGCAGGGGTGTCATGGCTTCGCCACCGGCGGAGGAGGCGGATCACCCCCATTCCTCAAATAGGCATCTACACCCTTCACGCCGGCCACGATGCTGCCACTGATAAGGATGAGCCATTGGAGCTTGTTCGGCCACGCCTGCAGGACACCCACGCTGGTCCCGAAGGCGATACAGAAGGCCGCGAGACCTTGCCACGAGATGAAAAAGGTTTGTTTCATTGCCTCACCTCCTCGATCCATTCTCCGGTTTGCATCATGGCCGCCAAGTCCTCGGCCCGTTTCGGTGCGATGTGGCTATTAAGAATCTCTGCCGATGCCTGGAGATAGTCCTGCGCGACCATGGCGGCCCGGAACTTGACGAAGCCGCGGAAGGTCTCCAGCCCTAGGTTGAACAGCATATCGAGCACCACGGCCTGCCGTACGAGGTCCAGCGGGGCAAACCACGGGAAGGTGCGGGCGTCCTGCTGGGCGTCCGCGATGTCGCCGGCCAGCAGCATCCGGGATTCACTGACGGTGATGCCCTTGTCGGTGAGGTTGTGGCCGACACCGATCGTCACCTTGCCCGCGGTGTCGGTGTAGGCCTTCAGCCGTTCGCCTTCGTGCAGGAGGAGCAGGTCGGTGATGGTCATCCCTCCCCTCCCCCCTTGTCAATGTGCGCGTCTATGCGCTTCACAAGGTAGCCCACCGAGACCTCGATCCGATTCAACTGATGCTCGATAGCGTCCTTGTCCGCCTTCTCAGTCTTCACCTTTGCGAGCTCTTCCCTGATTTCCTTCGCCGTCTTCACGTCCGCTTTCGTCCTTTCCAGGTAGAGAAGGGCAAGCACAACCCCGATGACGACCGTGAGCTGCGGGATCAGGAAACTTGGCTCAGTCATGTAGCCCCCGTGGTGAAGAGGAGGTACTAGGTAGTATCCGCTGCCGTGCGGCTCACTTCGACCCACGCTCCAGTTTCATACTCAAACGTGATGAGCCTGCTATGGCCGGTGGCGGGAGTTGTAAACGCCCCGGCCAGGAGATATACCGTATCCCACGTAATCGCCCCCATCGCGCCGCCGCAGGTGTTCGCAATGCGAAACGTAATATGCTGGCCCACCGTGGGGTTCGTCGGATTCGCCAGTGTGAAGGCGGTGTTGTTCGTCGCTACGAGGGTAAAGGTGTTCCCGGTGGAGGCATCGACGGGAATTGGACCGGGGCCGTAGGTCAGCGTTTGATGTGCGCCAATAATCGCTCCGACTGCCTGGAGGACGGGCGCAACAAAGATGTTATTTCCTGTCGAGGGGTCAGGATAGGCGACCAGGACCGCGGATTGTAGGGTTGTATATCCAATCCGAGAGTTTAAGACCACGACGGATTCCATGCTCGCCGCCGCGACAATGTAGTAATGCCCGGCGCCTCCACCGGAAGAGGACACCGGGGAACCCTGCCAGAGCAAGGACCCGCCCGTGAAGGTGGCACAGTACGGGGGACCAGTCGCTCCCCCGTCAAGGAACGTATTGCTGGACACTTCGGCCGTGGCGAAGCCTGACGCGCCCGTGGCCTCGATGTCGCTGTTGCCGTTGTTGCTTTCAAACCAAGAATCCCGCACGCTCAGGTAGGCCCCGAGGGAGGCGTCGGCTGCTACGTTCGTGGCTTTGATGACGCCTGTGCTCGTATTCCCAGCCGTGCCGTTGCCCGAAAACAACATGCCGTCGAATTTCCACCCCGTCGCGTGATCCACCAAGACGGCCCGTGTGGTGTTCGTGGCAAATTGCCCGCCGTAGAATTTCACGAGGTTCGGGCTGTAGCCCCCAGACGCCACGGCAGACACCCCCGTGGCGTTGTTCTGAATATAACAGTTCCAGCACGAGAAGTTCTCCGTCCCGTTGAGGGTCAACCCGGTTGCCGTCGAGCTATACCCGATCAGGACATCAGAGAGTGTGACCCCGTAGACTGCCGGGAGCACCAGGACATTGTTCCCGAGGCTGTTCCCGTGCAGCGTGAAGTTCTGCCAGCGCATGTTGATGGCGTATTGCGCCGCAGCCGTGACGGTGAGGAGTGCCCCAGTCGATCCGGTCTTTTGCATGATGCCCGAGAGGCCGACCCCCAGCCCCTCGATGTTGATAGGCTGATAGCTGCCGGCAAGCGCGATGGTGAGGTTCGTGGCGATACAATACCCGGCAGGGAGCCGCAAGGTTCCACCCGCCGCCACTGCCGCAATCGCGTTCGTGAGCGCCGTGGTATCATCGGTCGCGCTGTCACACTTCGCCCCGAACCACTTGGGGTTCACGAGGTCAAAGGTCGCGCTGAACCATTGGTTTGCATAGTAGACCCAGAGGCCACGGATGGTATCCGTGACGATGGCAAGCGTGCCGGCGGTGGGGGCAGCAGGGAGTGACGCATAGGCATACGCCGATGGACCCTTCCCATTGTTGAGATAGGTAAAGTTGTCATCCAGATATTGCAAAGGAATCGCCCCGGTCATCGGTCCGAAGGTATGCGGCATCTGGGCCGAGACGAGACCGGGGAGGAGGAGACACAGGCAGACGAGACCGAGCACGAGTCTTTTCATGTTAGCTCCATGGGAAGTCTTCTTTTACTCCGATCGCCCAGTTGGACGCCCACCCGCGATACCGGCCGGATGCCAGCGGGCTGGGGTTGATGTTGCCGTCTTTCTGCGTGGGGGATTTCGAGGAAAAATCGAAATAGGACGGGGAGACACGCCGCAGGTTCGTGTGTTCTTTGACCACGTCCACGTACTGCGTCATCGGCAGTCGCGCGGCGCTCGTCGGGGGATTCCAGCGCGTCCAGTTTTCATAATACGCCTTGGAGAAAAAGCGCCGGTCGGTGTGTCGCCGGATGTCATCCACCAGCAGCGGGGGGACCCAGACCGGGGAACTCCCGGGGGCCTGGAATGAGGCGAACGGCTCGAAATAGACCTTGCCACGCGGGCGTCGGTCAATCTGCGTCTTGTCCTCCGGGAGATACTGCGTCGTGATGGAGGATTCGGACATCACCGCCCAGGTGTAGCCACTTGAGTCGTTGTAGTTAAAGTTTGGGATGATGGACCACGCATCGCCAGCGGTGCCGTTCGGTTTGCTGGAGACGACGACGCCCATGATGGAGGGGGTGAGGACTTGCTGCAATGCCGTAGTCGCCCAGGTGATGACAACGACGGAAAGGTTTGTTCCATTCCTAAAATAGGGTTGTGTTGCGTCAGCGGTCGCATAGCCACTATTCCCAAATCCAGTAACAAACGAGGTAGCGTCTGAACTGGTTTTAATTTGCGTCACGCCGAGTGTGGCCGATCCGTTCAACGTACCCTTGTAGAGACCCCCAAGCGTCAGGGGAAATCCGGTGCGGTACATCCCACCAGCTCCGGTCATCGTAAAGGTGGTCGCGTTCGTGATGGTGCAGTTGAAATTCGTCCATCCCGTCGTGAAATCTTCGCTATGGGCGGCGAGAGTATCCGCCGCCAGAGTCTCCCCCGACCCCGCTGTCAAGATATACGCGGACGCTGGCCGCCCAGACGAATCCCACACGACCAGCTTTTTCCCGAGGTAGAGTCCAAGGTTTACGCCTTCCAGATCCGCAAAGGCGGTCCCGGCGACGAGCGAAAGATGGGTCTGAACTAGCGCGAGGTTTCCCGAGGCAATGAGGGTATCAGCCATTGCCATTCCCCGGCGAGGCGGGCCACAGCGGATACGGGGGCCGCATGATCCACAACCCCCGCGCACACGGGAGATACAGCTTCGTGTAGGTCTCCGGGACCTCCTGATAGTGGTAGTGGTGGCTGTGGTAGGCGTCGTGCATCAGGATCACGCCGCGGGGCGAAAGGTGCGGGGAAAAGTTCGCTAGCTCCAGGTGCCGCTCGTTCCCGCCGTCGATGAAGAGGAGGTCAATCGCCTTGTTGAACTGCACTTCGCGCGCATCCCCGGAAATGAAGTCCACGAAGTCGAGTAGCCCGTTCTCCTGGATGAGCGGATAGGCCCGCTGCAGGAAGGGCGGATACTGCTCCACCGTCCAGACGTGGCCTATCTTGTTATCCTTGCAGCCCTGCGCCAATGCCGCCGTGCCGTACCCTAAGTGCGTGCCGGTCTCCACGATCACGTCCGGCTTGAGCAGAACGACCAGGCAGCGCAGGAAGTGCAAGACCTCTATCTCGCTACTCTGGTCATCCAGACAACACCAGCGCGTCGCATCCCCGCACGGATTGCGGATGTCGGAGGGATACTCCGGTGTCACCGGGGCGAGCGTCTGAAAGGGCGGCTTGATCATTTCGGCTCCGTCTGCCCGTCCGTCTCGACCAGGATATGCCGGGCGCCGCTGTCAGTCACGAACTCCACGCCATAGCCGGGCTTCGGCCAGACCTCCGCCACGACCATGTGGCCGATATGCCGGTCACAATCGCTGTAGAGCTTGTAGCCGGCCTCGAACACCTTGCGGGAAAAGTCCACGTCCTCCAGCGCGTAGCCCCGCTCCAGTTGCCCCGGCTCGAACCACGGATCGCCGATCTTCTCCAGCACGGGACGTTGGATCAACAGGCCGTTGCCCCCGAGCACGGTGGTCTCCAGGAGGCCGGTGGTCGGGATCTCCGCCCACGTCCGGTATTCCCAGTTGATTGTCTTGTCCTCGTTCCGCCACGTCCCTGACCCGTTCTTGAATTTGGTGCTGATCGGCGGAAAGGGCGTATGCCGGTTGACGCAGAGCGGGGAAATCACGTCCACCCGGCGCATCAGCAGGCGAATCAGGGTGTCGGGCTGAAAGGTGTGGTCATCGTCCAGGAGGAAGACCCACTTGAACTTTTCATCCTTCATCATCTGCCGGATGCAGGCATTCCGGTTGGCCGCGCAATCGTAGGACGTGCTCTGAAGGCAGATAGAGCCTTCCGGCGCAAAAAGCGTCTCCAGGTTGCTCCAGAAGTCCCCAAACCGGGACAGTTCCCCCCGGATGACCGCAATGGCACCGGGTGGGAAGATGTACGGGTGCGTGCCGGTGACGAGGTTCATTTCGAATCCTCCATGGCGATCGGCACGGTGAGCCGAGCCCGGGAGAGGTCAAAGCCGACTTGCAGCCCATAGCCGGGAACCGGCCACAAGCAGCAGGGGGTCATGTGGCCCACCTTGTTGTCCGAGTCAATCCACATATCCACGCCGGCCTGGAAGAGCTTGAAGGAGAAAAAGGTGTCCTCCCCGAGACGTCCGGGAAGCATCGCGCCGGGGTGATACCAGGGCTTCTCGATCTTCTCGAATACCGCGCGTTGAATGAGCGGTCCCGCCCCGCCGATGACCATGCTTTCCTGCAGACCGGTAGTCTGGACTTCCTGCCAGCAGCGGAAGCAGTTGCAATTCCACCCGCCATCCGGTCCCCGTTTGGCGGAGACCGGACGGAAGGGCGGATAGCGGGTGGTGCAGAGGGGCGCAACGACATCTACGCGCCGGTCGAGCAGACGGAGAAGCAGATCCGCATCCCAGGAATGGTCATCGTCAATCAACCATCCCCACTTGTATTTCGGGTCAGCCAGCAGTTTCTCAATGCCGAGGTTCCGGTTGGCGCAAATGTCCGCGCCACACGTCCACGCGAGCGAGCTTCCCATCGGGACGCGCATTTGGTTCAGGGACAGCGCAAAGTCTACATACCTCGCCAAGTCCCCGGAGGTGACGATAATCACCCCCGGAGGGTGTGGCGATTGAACCTCCTGCATGGCGGCCTCCTAGCGGGTCATGAAAAAGACCATGTTGACGGCCGTGGTCCCGTTGCTCCCTTGTCCGACCAGTCGGAAGCGGAGCCACGGAGCCGGGGTCGGGGTCAACAGCACCTCATGCGGTGCCGTGTCGGTGAGCACTGCCGCCGTCCCGCCGACGGTCGGGACGCAGTATTTTTCCGACACGTCAAACGGGGCCTGCAACATCTGTAAGGCCACGGCTGGCGTGCCACTCCAGGCCACACACTGAATCCAGCAGCCGAAGAAGATCCCGTTATACGCGACGGGAATCCCATATTGCCGCCCGGTGGCGGGGTTCAAACACCACGAATCGACACTCGCGGTCCCCGTGACCAGCTCCGTCGAGAAGATTTGCCACGACTGGGCATACGCCGGAGCCCCCGGCAAGAACTGGGGCGGCGACGTAATCAAGTACGCCGGGTTGATCGCATAGGCGATGGTCCCCGCGTCCACCCGCCCCATGACAAACTCGGTGCCTTTCTGCCACTGCCACCGTTTCCAATGAGACCAGCGGGGAAGCGACATATCCGGGAGGCAGGGGAGCGACTGGAAGTCCTGGACCGGCCCGAAAAACGGGTCGTTACTCCAGGACCTCCAGTCCGCATACGCCGGGTGACGCCCGCGTCGGGCGAGGTCTTCTACCTGTTGGAAGCCAAGATCCGATGTACCACCAGTCACGGCTGGCTCCTTTCAGCTAGACCTGGTCGAAGACGATGCTCACAGCCTCGACGCCCGTGCCGGTCGTCTGCCGCAGGCTGATGTTGTTCGTGGTGGCCGCGCCCAGGCAGTAGATTTCCTCGCCCGGAGCCGCCAGCCAGCGCACTACTCCGCCGTTGTTGTTGACCGGCAGATACAGCAGAACCACGCCCGCCGTCGGCTGGTTGGTCCAGGCCGCCGTGCTCAGGGTCATGGCGGCGCCCGTGATGTTCGCGTTGACTGCCGGAGACGAGATGCTCATGGGGTTCAGGGTCATCGCCACGGCCGTGGTGCCCGTGCTGGTCCGCTGGATGGCGATCACACCGACCGCCGAGGCGGTGCCCAGCCCACCCGCCAGCACGTCGATGACGTTGAAGTTCCCGGCCGCCGCGCCGATGAGGGCGATGTTGTCGTTGCCGGCTGACGGGGTGATGTTGTTCGCGCCTGCTCCGTACCGTGCCACTGTCTCTTCCTCCTGCTCCTACCCGATGAGGAGCGCGTTGTGCCGCTCGCGTTGTGCCACTTTCTCACATTGCTCGTACCAGGAGCCGAGCCCCAGGTCGTGTGAGTGGACGCACTCGGCACGTTCACAAATAGGACCGCCACACTTCATGCACCAGTTCCCCTCCCGCTGCTTCCGGCTGATCTTCAGTTGCCGCTGACAATGCCGACAGCTCACCAGGTCAAACTCCTCCAGGCCCCCGCCGTTGTTCCGATTGTCGATTGACAAGTAGCTGTGTGCTCCGAAGATCACCGATCCCACCGCGTCACCTCCTTTCTGATAAGAGGTTTTACCGTTGCCCCCGCTTGCCCTTTCGCCCGCCGTGCTTTCCACCCTTCCCGCGCAGATCGGTCATTTTCGTCCCCCTCTGCGGATCTTCTTCTTGCGCTTGCTGATCCCCTTGGCTGGCATTATCGTCCCCCTTTCCGCGTTCTTTTGACCCTACGGTAGCCCCCGCGCTTAGTCAAGCGTCCAGCGCGTTTCATGGACAGGGCCTCCGCCACGGCTTGCCGCTGCGGGACGCCCTCGTGGCGGAGAATCGAAATCTTCTTGGAAACCCTATCCCTTTTTGCCACGCTTCTTCCGCCCCGACATATCGGTGGCCGCCTGGCCCCGGTCCAGGGGCAACGGCGGCGTGAACGAGTGGACAAACTTCATGGGCTGCGCAGAGACATCCCACGTCTTCCACGGGTTCTCCGTCCGCTGCCGGGGCCGGGAGATTCCCTCCTTGACCATCTTTTCTGCTGAACGAAGCCCGGGACCGTAGGTCTTGCCCATGCTCATTTCTCCTTGCTGCGCATCACGATTTGAGGGACGAATGTCACCGCCGCGAAACTGGTCGCGATCACCTCGCGGAGCCAGGTCGGATCATAGATTGCATACCCATAGAGGGCGATGGTGCCGAGCATCGCCAGCCAGAGGAGGCAGCGATCGGCCAGAACCTTCAGCATGACTTCGAGCACGTAGATCACGAAGGGCTTGTGTTTCTCCGCGTGAATCCGCTCCGCGTCCAAGAGTTCCGGGGGAATGGATGACATCGTACCGGGTCCAGCCATGGCGCTCTCCTTTAATCGGCCAGTTCGGCCCCTTGGCCCTCGGGTTCCCGCCGCTGCTTCACGGCAATCCAGCCCTTTGCTTCTTTCAAGACTTGCAAGTAGTCCAGGTCCGCCGAGGAGATAGACTTCTTCTTGAGCATCTCCATGAAGCCCGTCTCGATGAGGGATTCCAGGTCATCGTTACTGGGGTCCGGCATTGTCGCCTCGCAGGACATCGCTCGCCAGCTTGCCGAGCGGTGCTCCCATTTGTCCACCGATTGCCGAAGCCCCCTTGGCGACGGTCGGCTGAAAACTCTTCTGGATGTAGCCCGGAGACATACGAAGCCCCCCCACGGCCTCAAGCCCCTGTGATCCGCCGGCCAAGAGCGCCCCCATGGCCCCGGCCTCCGCTGTCGGGATGCCAAGCGCCCGACCAATCAGGGCCGCCGCTGAGGCTCCGAGCGCGTAGCGTCCAGAGCCGAACTTCTGGCCGGGAATGCTGCGGCCGGTCGTGTCGGTGATTGGGATGATCTCCTCAAGGTCCTGCCGGATTGAATCGAGCAATCCCGGCTTGGCCTTCTCGACCGACTGCTCCCATTCCGGGTGCGTTGTCATCCACTGAATCACCTTTCCCGGGCTGGTCACGACAGACATACCCGTCCGGGATTGCCTCACGCCCGAACTTTTAATCACCTTCTCCAGATCTTGCCGGAGAAAGTTCAATCGGGCTTCCTGGATCGCGTCCGCGAATGCCTTGAAGGCCGGGTCCTTGGTCTTGGTGGCCGCCGCGGTCAGGTCCTCGTGGAGCCCCCCGAGAAGGTGCTTCCACACGCCCTCGGTCGTCGCGTCAGTCGCTTGGCTGATGCGCGTGTTGACTGACTTGATGATCCGGTCAATCTGCTCCGGGGACACCCCGCCCGCCTTCAGGCCCTTCACCTCGTTCGCGGCCTGCGTCAGCTCCTTCAACATCGGCTTGTCTTGCAAGGACTTGATCGGGTTGCCCTTGATGTGGCCCATGATCTCGTCTATCCGAGCGCCGAACTTATCCAGGCTCGCGTTGACCTCCGGGGGGCGGACATTCAGAAGCGTGGGAGCCGGGGGTGGCGGGGCTGCCTTCGGAAGGTTGGAGACTACCTGAGCAGCCTTGTCTGCGGCGATCGTCTCGCCCTGGCGCCCGATGGTCTTGGCGATCCCCTTGTTGACAGCCGGGAGAACCTCGTCAAGGCTATATCCCTTCTGCACAAACTCCCCCAGGACCTTCTCACCGGCCCGGATGTGGTTGAATCCCCGTCCCGTGAGCCGGGAAATAGCATCTTCCACCGCTACCGGGTCCACAGGGTTCTTTGTCTTGGCGGCTGCGGCCGTAGCTCCCGCCTTGGGCGTCGGTGACTCCGGAACCGTCTTGGCGAGATTTCGGGCCTTCGTATAGGCTGCGTCCACGGAGTCATTCGACACGCCGAACCGCTCCGGTACCTTCTCCATCATCTCCGCGCCTGCGCCCATACGCTCGGCCGGAAGCGAGAGATATTTCCCCGGGGCCTTCTTGAGCCACTGGCCCACCCTGCCGAGAGCCGATCCTATCCCGGTAGTCGCCCCGGTCAAGGCCGCCTCGCCCGCGTCGGGCTTGCCCTGGAACAGTTGGCGGGTTGCCGTCCCCATCATGGCGCCAGGGATGCCACCGCCGAGAGGCATGGCCGCCTCGCCTGCCGCGAAACCTACCGCCTCTGGGCCGCCGTAGTCCGTGAAGGCTTTCCCCATGCGAGAGAAAAACTCACGGCCTCCAGGGAAGAAGGAGCCGGTTTCCTTCGCGGGGGTAGACGGAGAAGCGGATTCCGACACCACCTCCGCGCCTGGTGGTAGGTCGGAATACACAACCTCAGCTCCCGCGGGGAGGTCGGAATACTTACTACTCATCCACCCATGCCCCGTTCTTCTTCACCTGAAACTTTTTCCCCACTTTAATGCGGGTCCCCTCGGGAGCGGGGGAACTTTCAGTAGACTTCCCGCCGCCCGTCTGTCCTCCGGCCGTCGTCTTCAACATTTCCCGTGCTTCTGCGATGTCGTCCTTGAGTCCCTTAATTCGAGAATCCATATCCTTCGAGAGAACGTTGTTGACTACCCCTTCAAACTGCCCCTGAGAAAGTGCCGTTGCTAGCACCTCTCTCGCCTCTCGGCGGGCCGTATCACTGCTCACGCCGGTTAAGCTGGTCGTGACTCTGGCCACTTCGTTTGCGGCCACAAGGGCGGCACTCTCGAACTCTGCGGCGGGGGAACTTCCACTCATGCGCTCCCCTGCAATGAGCGCCTTGTTGATGGCCGTGAAGTCAGAGCGCGGGACCGCCTTTGACTTCTGTACCGCAAGCTGGAGGTTCGCGCGCGCGGTCTTTTCAAACGGGGACACCTGCGCGTATTGCTGCTCCAGCTTGTTCAGCCGAACCGTGATCGCATGAAAGGCGGCCTTCTTCGTCGCAACGTCTTCGGGGGTGTTGCCGGGTTGCACCGAGAGTTGTGCGAGTCGCTTCAGGTATCTCTTTCTGAGGGGGTCCTTTCCCGACATCCCGAAGCTCGGATCTTTCCCGCCCGGCATCAAAGACTTTCGCGCAAGCGCATCAAGTTCCTCGTCGGTCATGGTATCCCCTGAACCACCTCCCCCTTCGCCCTTCTTCAGCATGCCCGCGTGATACTTTTCCCGCTCCTCAAGGTCTTCCTTGTGTTGCTTCTCCTTGTCTTTCGCCTGCTGCTCTCGAAAAGTCTGCATATCCTTGTGATTCTCATACTGCATCCAGAGCGTGTCTCGGTGCGTTTGCAGCGCGTCGATGTGCTTCTGCCGGTCCTCCATGAATTTCAGGATAGAGTCTAATCCTTCCGCTTTGGAGGCGTCAGCGGCAATCTTGTCTTCAAACTCCGCCCCCGCCAAGGCGTAGGCTTGCCTCTTCATCTCAAAGCTGATCTTGGAGCTTTCCAGGATGGCCTTGTAGTGCTCCTGTTGCGACGTCGCGGTCTGGAGTACGTGATCCGTCGCCGCCTTCCACTGGTCCATCTCCCGCTGCACGCGGGCGTCATCCCCTTGCATCCACCCCTTCATGGCCCCGTTCATGGCCGAGGAGGCGACGATCCCGCTCTTGCCGATCAACCCGCCGATCGGTCCCGCCAAGATGGAGAGCGCCTGGAGAAACTCCTTGATTGTGTCGGCCGGCTTGCCAGGCCCTTCAAGGAATGGGTGACGCTTCATGTCGGGAGGCTTGGGAAGATCCGGAGTCTCCGGGACCTGTGCGGCCGTCGCCTCTAGTTTCCCCATCGCTCCCTTGAGGGCGGGGACCGCCTCCGCCTTGGCTGCGCCCCGTGCCTCGATGTCCTCGGCCTGCTTGCGACCGACTGCCCGCCTCTCCTCCAGTACGGAGTCTTCCGCCTTCCGGGTATCCGGCGGCTCGCGCTGATCCTGCGTCTGCTGCGCGATGTCCGAGAGGTCTTGCGTATCCGTCAAGACAGCCATTTACGTCCCCACTGCCGCCAACTGCGCCAAGGTCTGATTGGCCGAGGAGAGCGAATCCGTCAGGGTCGTTGGCTGGGCTTGTGTTGCCCCGGCCGGCGCGGCCCCCGATGCCGCACTGATGGCGGAAATGCCTTCCTGCGCCGTCTGGTCCACCATGGCTTGCTTCTGCGCCAGGGCCTGCTGGTCTACCCACGCATCCCATTGCGCGATCATGGTGGAGTTCAGGAGGCCCATGTTGGCGAGCTTCTGGTGAATCGCGGACTTCTGGTTCGTCGTCCATGTGTCCAGGCTCGCCTGTTGCGAGGCGGTCAGGTTGCCAGCCGTGGCCGTGGCAAGCTGCGACTTTCCGTAGTCTGCTGCGGGTTGCGCCGCATCCATGCGAAGTTTGTTCGCCGCCTCAGCGTCCTTCAGGGCTTGCATGCTGATGTTGCTCGACTTGGCCGCTTGCATACCGCCCATGACATTGGAGGCAATCGAGCCGAGTGCCCCGCCGGCTTGCATGTAGGGGAGGGCCGTCTTGAGGGCTCCGGTGAATCCGCCTCCCGTATCGGGAGCGGTCGTCGCGGGGATAATTTCTCCTGGTCCATAGGCGGTACTCCCTGCGCCAATTTCCCCGCCCCCCCAGGAGGTTGACGGGGTTGTGGGGCCAACGCCCCCCAAGGCTCCAGACGGTCCAGCCGATCCAGAGGGCAAAGCCCCGGGAAGCGGTTCCGCGGCAACCGGAACGGCGGCGGCTCCGGGGGCGATGCCGGTTGCTCCAGGGGCAACGCCGGCCCCCGCATCCAAGCCGGTCCCACTGGCCCCCGCAAGTCCGGAAAGGTCTGAGGCGCCCGCCCCGAGGGCTGGAGCAACGGCAGCGGCAACGTCTCCAAGGCCACTCGCTCCGGGAGCGACCCCAGCGCCAACGTCAAGACCTGTGCCGGATGCTCCGGCGAGGCCTGAGAGTCCCGTGCCTGCTGTATCCGCAAGCGCCCCCGTTCCAAAAGCACTTCCTCCCATACCTGCTTCAGCTCCAAGGCCCGTGCCAGCGATTTCTCCAACGCCAGCACCTACGCCTTCGGCTACGCCAGCACCTACGCCTTCGCCTACGCCAGCACCTACGCCTTCGGCTACGCCAGCACCTACGCCTTCGGCTACGCCTGCGCCTACGCCTTCGGCTACGCCTGCGCCTACGCCAGCACCTACGCCTTCGGCTACGCCAGCACCTACGCCAGCCTCTCCCGCTCCAGATGCAAACAAGGCTGCGAGTGCAGCCCCAATCGCTTCCAAGCCGTCGTCGCTCTCCATCGGCCTCCCCTTATGTGATGAGTTTCCCTACCGCGACCGACTTGAAGTCGGTATTCACCTTCCATCCCATTTTCGTCAGTACGCGAAGGAGCTTTGAGTTTTCGATGGTGTGCGTGAGGAGCATCGCGCATCCATACGACTTCGCCATCGTCAAAGACGCTTTTGCCAACAGGATTGCCGCTTGCGGCTCCGCGTGAAACCAAATACCGATCATCGCCACCGGACCCCCATACGACATCCAACAGATTCCCCGTACCTTCTCATTTTCATCTACGCAAACCAGCGTAGTTTCGTTGTTCGGCCTCAATTTCCCCATGCGCCATCGGGGAGGCTCTAGCACATCACTGTCTCGTAAATGTCGCACCATCAAAGGCGGGGATGTCT